TATACTGAGATATTAATCTATCTTGAATTGCTGCTATTTTTTGTTCAGGAGTAGTTCCTGCGTCAATTATTTCTGCCACTCCTTTTGAATAATCAGTATCTCCTATACCTAATGGCTTTAAAACACTTAATACTCTGTCTTTTAAAAGCCCGATGGCAGTTGAATCGTTTGCTTTACCTAAATCCACAAGTATCCCTTTTACTTTATCAATACTATTTTGTGCCTCTAATACATTTACATATTGATTAGCGTGTTTTTCTGCCTGTTGCACTGGTGCTAGAAACACTCTGTTTCTTGATCCAGTAACAAAAGCTGTATCTACTTTAAGAAAATTATTACCTTCTAATGTTTGTGTTGTCACTTTACCCTTTGCATCTATAGGTTTCATATCATTTTCTAGTAATTTAATCTCCATAGCATTTCTATGTTTTAAATATTCTAATTGTTGTTTTTGACCATACTCTCTAAACTCTTTTCCAACTGCCAATAAAGCTTTTCTTTTTTCTTTAGCTTTGGCTAGTGCCGCTAAACGATCTGCTTTTTGTTCTTGTAGAGCATATTTACCAGCAGCTATTTGACCAGCTCTTGCTTCTTTTCTAGCTGCTTCAAACTTAGGTAATGCTTTTTCACCAGCACGACCAACTTCACCAAGTATATTTGACAAGTCAAAATCTTTACCTGCTCTGTTTTGCATAAGAGCTAAACCTAATGCCATCAAAGCTGATCTATTATTTGGTTCACCAGAAATATCTATACCAGTAGCTCTTTCAAAATCTTTTTTATAATCATCTAATATTTTAACATCTGATCTATCTTTAAAAGCATCTTTCCCATACATAGCTTCTATTTCTTTCATGGCATCTTTAAACAACTCTGCTTGAGCATTTTGTTTTTTTACTTCAGGATCAGTGACTGCTTTAAGCTCTTCTTCTGTGTATGTATCTGTGTAATCAAGATCTTCATCAGGTGCTGATGCTGTAATTTCTTCACTTTCTGCACGTTTAATTGCATCTTGTTCCGCTTCAAACTCGCCAGGCAAATCTTGTGTAGCATCTCTTATTTTCGCATCTTCACCTCCAACAACACCTGCAAACTCGTCAGCAGTTTTTTGACTCTTAGAAGCTTTATCTAAAATTGCTTTTTTTGCAATAGCCTCTCTTTCTTCCTTTGTCTGTCCTATAATAGGACTTGGACCTAAAGCACCTCTTGGAGTTCCAGTAGCTAAGTTTATTGTCTTATCCGTTGGCAATCCAAGTTCGATGCCACCTGTTTCAGTTGCCATTCGTTGTGCTTGTTTTTTTCTTCCTAGCTCAGTGAATAATGGATCAGTTAATGCAGTTCCTGTGGTCGATACCAAAGCATCTATTGGAGTTTTAATCCCTTTATAAACACTACCGAATGCTTGGGGTATGTTTAAAAAACTCTCACCTAAAATAGCAGAACCTTGACCAAGCAATGTATTTGCATCTTTACTGCCAAGCGCACCAGTGTAATCTTTAAAACCAAGAACATTTAAAAATTCTTGATTTTGTCCTGCTTGTCTATTTAATTCTTTTAGAAACTCTGAACCTAAACTTCTTTTTGGTACTAACTGATCTACTAATCCTTGTGACAATGTTGGTTGTTTTGCCATGTAACTATCCTATGTAGATTTTGAACCACCAAAAGGTGCAATTTGTGACAATGTAGTATAAGCACCAATACCCTGCAAGAATGGATTTGCACCAGGTGTTGTTGCTTGTTGGAACGTAGAAGGTATTGAAGCACTTGGCATACCTTGTAGTAAGTTTTGTCCTAACTGCAATCTAGTAAATGGTTCTTGAGCTTGTTGTAATAAGTTTTGACGTTGTGCATCTAGTTCTGCTTGTGACTGTCCTTGTCTCAATGCACCTAACTGTGATAGCTGTGATATATCTGCTTGACCTAATGCCTGCTGTAATCGTCCTATATCACCTGTAGTGCCTGCTAAAGTACCAAAGGCTTGTCCAAGACCACCAGATAGTCTTCCTGCATTCTGTGCCGCTTGCAGAGCTGTTCCAAAGCCACTTGCTAACAACTTAGACAATGTATCTGCTTTGACTTGTTGCAGACCTCTATCTGCTTCTGCTCTTTGTACACCTTGTCTTGACCCACCAAAAGCACCAGCTCCGACTGCTGCTGCATCTGCTCTCGATCTTTGCAACGCTGCCTGTCTGTCAAGCTCTCTCATAGAGGCATCTATGACTTGTTGTTGAAATGGGTTTTGAAACTGTTGTATAGCTTCAGGTTGTAAAAATTGTAATCCAGATGTTAATGCTTGTTGACCAGCCAGTGATTGATCTCTTGCTCCNTCNACAAATGGTCTAAAAGATCCTACTAANTTTTCNCCAAGNGNNATTGCACGTTCTCTTAGAGGGTCTATNCCTGCAATTTGAAANTGAGGTANNTNAAGGGGAGAATCNANNAGACCTGGCGTGGTTTGATCTTCACCATCAAACTCACCAAATCCAGTNTGCAATANTCTTTTTTGCAGACCCTCTAAGAACGGAGGTAANCTTTGTATATTTTCTACAGTTTGAACAGCCATTATGCCCTCGCTTCCAATTGATCCATCATGTTATAGGCTCTTTGTATTCCCTTTCGTGAATTCCCATCACCTAATCCCTTTACAGCATCTTTTGTTAAGACGAACTCTCCAGCCATAAGCATTGCAGGAACATCATCTTTTGTACCTGAACCCTCTGATGGATCTATGCCACCTGTTCGTCTTGGAAATCCCATTTCTCCACCCTCTTTTGCAAAGGTTATACCACCTAGTTTACCACCAGGTCCACCAGATCCAAAAGGTCTTCTCTCAAAGGATGTCCTTGTATCTTCATCTTCATCATCACCTGACAGCAGTTGTGCTAATAAACCTGCTGTTAAACCCTCTCCTAATGGTGTATTAAGCAAACGAGCAAATAAATTGTCACCACCAACACCAGCAGATTTTAACAATTCTGCACTAAATGTTCTTGGTTTAAATGTTTCTGCTATTTGTTTAGCTGATTGTTCAGATGGCACTGTTGATACACCCATTTTTTTTGCTATTTCAGGATTACTAGGAGGAGGTTGTGATGACCCACCACGAACAATTGTTTTGGATGCAGCTTCACCAGCTTCATCAATTCCTCTAAATTTATCAAAGGCTGCACCACTTGCACCTGCTAACAAAGCGTCTCTTAAAGAGTCTTTTGTACTACGACCCATTAATTTACTGGTTAAAGCACCTGTGATAGCTCTTTGTGCAAATGGACCTAATCCTGTCGTTCCTAAAGCAGCAGGACCTATAAATGTTCCTAAAGCAACTGGTGCTATTCTTTTAAGAAATCTTCCTAAACTCATATTGTTACCTTATCTTATTTTAACAAATTCGTCTATATGCCTTTTAAATTCTTGACAATGCACTTGTTGTTACCCTTGTTTTAGATAATTCTTGAATACTAGCCACAACGTGTAACCTATTTGCTGTTGCCGCTTGTACTTTTAATATCTCACCACTTTGTAATATTAGATCTCGTGTAAGCAATTCAACTGTTGTATTTGCTCCTACTGCTTTAACTTTAAATAATACAAATGTATCACTACCACTTACGAGTGTGACTGTTATTGTATCAGCATTTCCACTATCTTCAGCAACTAAAATAGAACTTACAACTGCTGCGTTAAAATCGGCATCACTAGGAACTGTAAACAAAGTTGTTAAATTTGTTGTAGTTAAATCTACCTTTGCATTTGTAATGCCTTGAATATATTGAGGAATACTGGTTATTAGCATTAGCGTCTACCATCCTCTCTAACATCAACTCTTGGTGTTCCTAACTTATATTTTGTTCCAAGTGATGTGGAATCAATTCTTAAAGCAAAAGACCTACCTCGTAAACGATAATCTAACTTTTGTGTAAATTGCTCTACTGGACTAGTTGCAGATCTCTGTGTTGTATTCTGTGTTGTTTGATTAAAGTTAGCACCAGGATTATTTCTTGATTTCATTGTAAATGACACATCAGGATTAACACTTGTAGATCCGTTAAATGTAATATCAGGTATAACTTGCTTTAACGATACAAACTTGTCACCATCTCCTATGTCAATTGATGCAGATTCAATAAAAGATGTCATAGCAGAACCATCATCGTCAAATCCTACCTCATGGTTATACAGATATTGGTTGCCAGTGGCTTGTGGTAAGTTTCTTATACCTCTATCTAACCATGCTTGTCTTGCTAAAGTGCCATAATACCAAACTTTTTCAATATAATTATATGCAACATATTTATCTATTTCTGTTCCAGCAGATGATGGATAGAACCATAATATTTCACCAAATTCAGAATTTAATCCAACGTGAACTTTATCACGCTCTGCAAAATTAAAATCTAAAAATATTTTATCTTTTACAGTGCATGGTAATTGTATAGTTTGACCACCAGAATAAACGTAAAAAGTATCTACACCCATCCAAAACACTGCATCCTCAACAGCTATTGCAGAAAAAGGACTCATAATAGTTATATTTTTTGATAATTCTTGCAGACCAAAAGTAAATGGTGGACCTATAAACTTCATTGCGTGTAGTGTTTTGTTAGTGAAGACTAATATCTGTTGTTTGGTTTCAACAGCTTGTACGAAGGTAGATCCACCACCTAATCTCAAATCACCTGCTGTGTTTGTAGCAGTAGGGAAAAAGTCAACTGGATTTTCTTGAGATGCAAAACGTATTAACAGTGGATCTTGCACACCATTACCTTGTGTAGCAGATGAGGTTGCACCTAATCCATCGCAACCAAACACGATAACGTGTCGGTCTTGATCTGATACAAGAACTTGCTTGGCAATTGTAGGCACACTCGTTTCTCCAGAATAGGTGCTTGTTGCACTTAGTTCTACAGCTCTGTTGCCTAAACCATTTGTTTTGTCCCAGTAAAATAACCCACCATCTCTTGGATTTATAATTATATCTTCACCAAAATTATCGTGAGACCAAAATCTAATTTGTGCGCCAGGCGTTGTAACATTCGCTGCATCACCCCAACCGACAAAATCATCATCAGAATTTGCATTGCCAACTGCTAATCTAACAAGTGTATTATCTGCGTGTGTAGCTGCAGTTGTGCCACTGTGTCCACGAGTTACAGTCATTGTATTATCATCAGTGGTCGCTGATACAAGCATAAGTTCTTCTTCTACAAGAATAACGTCATTTGCAGTGTTCATACCAGTTTCATCATCAACATCAACATCTGTTTCACTTGCATCTAAGGCTTCATTAAGTTGTGTTGCCAAAGCACCAGATGTTGTGCCACTCCATTGTCCTGCACCCCATCCAGTACCACCGACTGTATTATCTAATCCAACATTTAATTGATATGTGCCTACAACACTACTTCCACCATTACCAGTATCAGATGAATTAGCCGCTACACTTGATGTAATT